CACATCCCTTTGAAGCAAAGGCGGAGTTATAAAAAATGAAAAATATGAATATTACATCTGCACAATATAGTGAAGGAAATATAAGTATCATCGCAACAATTGATGGTAGGCAGCTTGCGGTTCCTTGTATTGTAGGAAATAGAGAATATGATGAAATTCTAAGACAAGTAGAAGAGGGAACTCTGACTATTGCAGACGCTGACCCTGTTGGAGAAGAATAAGAATGGCATTAATTAAAACAAATAATAGAAGTGCAAACACTCTCATTGGAACAAATCTAGATTCTAGAATTGACACTCTTATTACTGCAACTGGTGGAACTATCACTACTGATGGTGATTTTAAGGTTCACACATTCACATCATCTGGAACATTCACAATTTCTTCTGTAGAAGGGGTTGGTGAAGTTAGAATTCTAGTCGTTGGTGGTGGTGGCGGTGGTGCTTACCAAGCCGGTGGCGGTGGTGGTGCTGGTGGTTTCACTGAAGGAAAATATATTCTCACTGCTGGAACTTATGCAGTCACCATTGGTTCTGGAGGAACAGGAAAATCTGCCGCAGCTGATGGAATTTCTGGAACAGGGGGAGCCTCTTCAGTGAATCCAGACACAGGAACAATTGATGGTGAAGACGAAACAATTACCGGCTGGGGTGGTGGTTCTGGCGCTCCAGGCGGTTTTGGTGGTTATGTAGGTTCTTGGTATCCAAACGCATTTCATGGGGGTTCTGCTCCAGGCTCGCCTGGCATTGTTGGTGAGTTGGACAGACATGATTATAATGCAATTCATCCAGCTGGGTTTGCAAATGGACAAGGAACCATTGGTGGTTCTGGTGTAAACTACTCAAACAGCACATCATTCATTGGTGGTGGAGGCGGTGGTGGAGCCGAAAGGTCTGGAACATCTTGTCCACAGGGTGGTGGCCCGATTGGTGGAAAAGGTGTTGGTGGGACAGGAAAATATTCAAACATTAGTGGCTCTCTTACAAGATACGCTGGTGGCGGCGGCGGTGGATATGGACAATTCTCCAATTCATCTGGTGCTTCTGGTGGTTCTGGAGGCGGTGGTTCTGGTGCAACAGGTGGTTCTGGTGGAGTAAATTCTGTAGCTGGAACTGCAAACACTGGCGGTGGTGGAGGCGGTGGTGCTTACTCTGACCGTCCAAACGGTGCAAACGGTGGTTCTGGTGTTGTAATTTTTAGATACAGGTTTCAAGGATAATTAAATATGGCAAACTTCGCAAAAATTGACGATACTGGACATGTAGAAAATGTTATTGTTGCTGAACAAGACTATATTGACACATTAGATGGAATATGGGTTCAAACCTCTTACAATACTGTAAAGGGAGAACATACACAAGGTGGAACTCCACTTCGTTGGAATTATGCTTCAATTGGAAGTTACTATAATTTAGAAATGGATGAGTTTCATCCCCCAAAACCTTTTGATTCTTGGGTATTTGATTCTGTAAATAGAGAGTGGAATCCCCCTATTGAAAAACCAGAAGGCAATTACTATTGGGATGAAGTCACATATCTAGAAGATACTTCTGACCCTAAAACACAAGGATGGATTGAAATAACTTAAATGAATTATGAATTACATCATGTGAATTTGATAAGTGATAATCATAAAGACTTTGTTTTTGAATGTCATAGAGCAAAGGATAGATTTGAAGAATTCTTTCCAAACATGTCATCAACATGGACTTATGATTCTTATAATGTTTTCTCTTTGACTTCTGGTTCAGAGTTGTTTTATAAACTCTTTAAAGAAATACAGAATATTGTAAGAGAACATGTGAAGACGGAAGAACCACTTTGGTTACAGAGTTGGTTAAACTTCCATCACAAAGAAGAAGTTTTAAATTGGCATGACCATAAAAGTTGTATTGCACATGGTTATGTTTCAATTGAACCTCATAATACAAAAACAGTATTTGAAAATTTTGAGGTTGACAATGAGGTTGGAAAGTTATATATTGGTCAACCCAATATGTTACACAAAGTGGAAGTAATAGAAGATTTTGATAGTCCAAGAATTACAATCGCATTTGATGTTCTTAACTTGGATAACTATAAGGAACTAAGAGATATGTTTAGTAATAACATAAACCTTGGTCACATACCGATATAAATAAAAGAAAAACAGGAAGAGACTTAGATGCCAATTTCAAAAATTAAAGCCGGTGGTATTAACGATGATGCAGTAACAACCGCCAAGATTGTTGACGGAACCGTTGCGGCTGTTGATATTGCTGACGGTGCTGTCACTTCTGCAAAGATTACATATCCATTAACTACATTCTCATCTACAGGTATTGATGATAATGCAACTTCTACATCTATAATATTAACATCAAGTAATGATGTTGCTTTCGGTAACACCTCTGCAAATCTTGTTAGTAATACTAGCACTCAAGGTGGTGGCGGTTATGTTGCTAGTGATGAACATTTTGAGTTTGCTACCAGTTCTAATCGTGCGGCAGTAGAAATTGGTAAGAACAATGCAAATGATGGACAGTTAGTTGCATTTAGAAAACAAGGCACAACTATAGGAAGTATTGGCACTAGAGATACAGGTGCTTTAGAAATTGGTTCTGGTGATGTTTATCTTCAGTTTAATGGTAATAATGATTGGATAAAACCAGTTGACGGTTCTGGTAATAATAAATCTGGAGTTGATTTAGGAACATCTGGCGCAAGATTTGACAATCTCTACCTTTCTGGTGGTGTATATGTCGGAGGCACTGGCTCTGCCAATTATCTAGACGATTATGAAGAAGGCACATGGACACCTACTTTGCTAGGCGCAAGTTCAAATCCTACTGTTACCTACGTTAAACAGGAAGGGTATTATACTAAAATAGGCAATTCGATTAGTCTCTTTTGCCGGGTGCAAACTACTGCTCGTAGTGGGGGAAGTGGAACAGCTTTAATAGGCGGTTTACCTTATGCACATAACTCAGCAAGAGCAGGTGGTGGTGTAGGGTATATATCTGGAGTCACTTTTAATTCTGGGTATGCACAATTTGGTCTTTCTGGTGATGCTGGTTCATCTACTATTAGGTATGTTCAATCAGGTGATGGCTTAGGGTCTAATATTATAAATGTTACAGCAGTAGCATCTAGCTCTAATCACGATATAGTTTTTACATATACATATCAAACGAATGCATAATATGTTTTAATAACTATAAAATCCTAAACCCCCGAAAGGGGGTTTTCTTTTAAGTCAGACACACAATCCTTATAAATAGATAAAAGAAGGAGACTGTGTTCGAATGGCGACTATTTCAAACATATTTATTGACCAAGGTGCTACATTTTCAACGACTGTAACGATTGAAGATGGAACAAGCAGCGCTTTGGATTTGACAAACTACACTGCAATTGCTCAGATTCGTAAGACTTACCAATCTACAACTTCAGTGTCGTTTACTGTGACATTTGCTTCAGATAGAACAACTGGTCAAATTACAATCTCATTAACTGATACGCAAACTGCGACTCTTGATGAAGGAAGATATGTATATGATTTAATCATTACTGATTCTTCTGGAACAAAGACAAGAGTTGTAGAAGGAATTGCTACAGTTAATCCAAGTGTTTCGAGGACATAAAAAATGGCAATTAAGGCAACAATCGTAGGTTCAACTTCTCAAGGTGGACAACCTCGTGTCACTCGTGTCACCGTGCCAGGCCCCAAAGGAGACTCTGGTGCAACTGGTGGTAGACTCGTAGAACTTTCTGATGTGGACGCAACATCCTTTCAAGATGGAGCATTAATTCAATATTCAGCAACTTCGGAAAAGTTTGAAATTACAAATAGAGTTGAGACCGATACAGGCGAAATTCGTCTGAACGGTGGAACTTTTTAACAACAATAAGGTAGAAAAAAAATGGCAACAATTATTCAAGTAAAACGCACCACAACTGCCAACCTACCATCTACTCTGGAGCAGGGGGAACTCGCATATCTATACGACACCTCGGTAACAGATACAGATGCTGGCGGTAACGGTGGAAGACTATACATCGGTGACCCCACATCGAATACAAATACTCCACTAAAAATTGGTGGTAAATATTATACAGACCTATTAGACCATACACACGGAACGGTTACTGCAAGTGCCGGTGTTATCGTTGACTCTAATAAGAAAGTCGATGAGTGGAATGTAGATAATCTTAAATTAAATGGTAATGCACTTACCTCTACAGATACAAATGGTAATATCAGTATCACACCAAATGGAACTGGTAAGACAGTTATCTCTAATGTTTACATTGGTGATACTTCAACCACACTAGAAGAATACATTGAAGATGTATCTGGTGGACAGATTCAAGCAGGTGAAGGTATTGATGTTGTATATGATGATGGTGCTGGAACAACAACCATTTCTGGTGAAGATGCTTCTGATGCAAACAAAGGTATCGCAATCTTCTCTGATACATCTGACTTCTCAGTTTCTTCGGGTGATGTTTCACTTGCAGATACGGTGGTTAAAACAGTAACAACTGATTCTGGTGCATTGACACCATCCTCACATGGATTCTCAGTCCTTGGTGGTGAGGGTATGGATGTTACTCATACAGGCACAACAATTACCGTTGCTGGTGAGGACGCAACAAGTTCCAATAAGGGTGTTGCATCTTTTGATGCTACTGACTTTACTGTAACCAGTGGTGCGGTTGCTGTAAATACAATCACTCTTGGTTCTTCTTCGTTGAACCCAGGCGAGACTACAACTGATATTGCTGGTATCACTTCACTTGATGTAGATAACATCAATGTAAATGGTAACACAGTTTCAACAACTGATGCAAACGGCGACTTGACCCTTTCTCCAAATGGAACTGGAACAGTCGTTGTTCCTTCTGGTTATGAAGGAAGAGCAGGGTTTACTGCTGACTCACTTGTTAATAAAACATATGTAGACCAAGTTGCAAATGGACTTGATGTTAAGGCATCTGTTCGTGTTGCTACAACTGCAAACCTTTCTGCAACATATAATAACTCAAACGGAACTTTGACTGCATCTTCTAACGGTGCAATCTCTATTGATGGTGTAACACTTTCAGTAGGAGACAGAGTTCTTGTTAAAGACCAAACTTCACAAGTTCAAAATGGTATCTATAAAGTTACTACAACTGGTGGTGCTTCTGCTGCATTCGTTCTTACTAGAACTCCAGACGCAGATGAGGCTTCTGAAGTAACTGGTGGTGCATTTACTTTCGTTGAAGAAGGAACTGCAAACGCAGATAATGGTTATGTTGCAACACATAACGGAACTCCAACACTAGGAACTACAAATATTACATTTGACCAATTCTCTGGTGCTGGACAGATTTCTGCTGGTGACGGTCTATCTAAAACTGGTAACACAATTGATGTAAATGTTGATGACAGTTCAATTGAAATTGCTGCTGATACTCTACAAGTCAAAGCACTTGGTATCACAAACGCAATGTTGGCGGGTTCAATTGCAAATGCAAAACTAACGAACTCTACAATTACAATGGCTGCCGATTCTGGTTCAAACGCAGTAGACTTGGGTGATACTTTCACTCTTACTGGTGGAACAGGTATCGACACTGCCGTGTCTGGTGATACTGTTACAATTACACTAAACCAAGAACAGGTTGAAGACTATGTTTCTGGTTTGCTTGTTGCTGGTGAAGGTATTGATTTAACATATGATGACGGTGCAGGCACATTAACAGTTGATGCAGAGATTGCTACATCTTCTAACCGTGGTGTTGCATCGTTCTCAACAGACAACTTCTTGGTAACATCTGGAGCAGTAACCATCACTGGTATTGACGGTGGAACTTACTAATAAGTAGTTACACGATAAGAGGATTATAATCTATGTCAACAGTGATTAAACCAAAACGCTCAGAAACGGCATCTTCAGTCCCATCCACTTCTGATTTAGAAGTGGGTGAGGTTGCAATTAACTCAGCAGACCAAAAGATTTATACAAAGAAATCTGATGGGACGGTTGTTGAGGTTGCTAATGCTTCATCTGGTGCTTCAACTGGTTTTGCTGTGGCAATTGCAATCGCATTAGGATAAAAATATGGCAACTCCAAGCACAAGAGCAACATTTAAAGAATACTGTCTAAGAGCATTGGGTAAACCTGTGATTGAAATCAATGTTGACCCAGACCAAGTAGAAGATAGAATTGATGAAGCATTACAATACTTCTCACAATATCACTATGACGGTGTAGAGAGAGTATACCTTAAATATCAAATTACAGCAGATGACATTTCTCGTGCAAGAGGAAACAATACTGGAACGACTGCAACAGACGTAGATGGTTCTACAACTGCAACATGGTATGAACAGAAAAACTATATTCCTGTTCCATCAGCAGTTATGTCAGTAGTTAAAGTATTCCCTCTGACAGATAAACAAGCATTGAATATGTTTGATGTTCGTTATCAGTTGAGACTGAATGACTTGTATGACTTTAGTTCTACTTCAGTTATTCACTATGAAATGACAATGCAACATCTAGATTTTCTAGACCACATATTGGTTGGTGAGACTGCAAT